ATTCTGCGCAATGATAAGTGAGACAATGCAAATGTACGAAATTTAACTGGATATGAAAGTAATTGAGATACTAAAATTGAACAGGGAGCTTTTAAAAACATGCCATTACATGGGCATACGACCCGATGATGTGCAATATATAGAACTATATAATGAATATAACAAGTTGCAGATCAATGGGGAAAAAGTGTCTTATATCGTAGCAACGCTTTCCCTACGATATGGCATCAGTGAGCGAAAGGTGTATGACCTAAATAACATTCATATCATGGACAAGTATTATCAAATCTTAGGCAAGGTGCTTTCGTCCGGAAAGATGCAAAGCAATAAGAAAGGGAATATCCGCTACCTACTGAATGAACAGCTGACGCTGCTCCCAGCCGACCTTCTTGATATATTCGAGGGGCATACCATAGCGCGGAAGAAGTTAAAAAACGAGCTACAACTGTTTATGAGAGGCGAGCGCAACGTGGAAAAATACAGGGAAGTCGGCATCAACTGGTGGGACTACTGCGGCTCTATCCTTGTGAACAGCTACCCAACTTATTTTGAAAAACTGCCGCCACTCATCGAACGCATAAACAGGGAAAAAAGGAACAGCAAAAACTATATACTGTTTCTCGGATCTACCTGGGGAACGTGCATATTTACGAAAACAACATCGACAAAACAGAACAGCTGCTTGCCGGCAATGAAAATGTAAAATTTGAATTGAACGTATGAGAAAAAAGATGTATCTGTCAGCCCCTCTCCCATTTGTCGGGCAAAAGCGCATGTTCGCCAAGGAATTCATGAAAGTGCTGGAACAATATCCGGATGGGACATTGTTTGTTGACTTATTCGGTGGTTCTGGACTATTATCTCACATTGCCAAATTCCTCAAACCCCACTCTACTGTTATCTATAATGACTTCGATAACTACCGCTTCCGCATGAAGCATATTCCGCAGACAAATCAGTTGCTTGCTGACATTCGCGAAATGGTAGGGAATTCCGTACCACGTCATAAAATCATTAAAGGAGGACTGCGTGAACGAATATTCAGCCGCATCGAGCAGGAAGAGAATACCACTGGATATGTGGATTTCATTACCCTCTCCTCCTCTATCTTGTTTTCCATGAAATACAAACTGTCTGTTCAGGATATGCGGAAGGAAGCTTTATACAACAACATACGTAAGACCGGATACCCGGAATGTACGGACTATTTCGAAGGGCTGGAAATCGTATCTTGCGATTACAAGGAGGTGTTCAACCGGTATAAAGATATTCCTGGAGTAGTATTTCTTGTTGATCCGCCCTATCTGTCCACTGACGTAGGAACCTATAACATGTACTGGAATATGGCCGACTATCTGGATGTGCTGAATGTACTGAAGGGGCATTCATACGTATATTTCACTTCCAACAAATCTTCAATTCTGGAGCTGTGCGAATGGATAGGTAGAAATAGGGATTTGGGTAATCCTTTTGAAAACTGCACAAAGGTAGAATTCAATGCTCACATGAATTACAGCTCTTCTTACACGGATATGATGCTTTACAAGAAAGAGGCCGCCTGATGGCGTTTACTTTGCCTGTATTGAACAGAAAAGCCGCAAACGGTAATTTATACGTCCACGGCTTTTCCTTTCTAATAAAGACGACTATTGCATCCGCTTGATAGCCACACACTGGTACACCTCAATACTTTCCACAATATCCTCATGGTTGTGATTGGTATCACTCTCCACCAGATCCAGCTCCAGAAAGGTTTCCCCACTCAAGCCGGCAAGCCTGGCATGAATCAGCCCGGGCAGGTCAAACACTTTCAGCGCCTCTTCCTGCAGCTCGCTTCCATCAGCACTCGAACCTTCCCAGTCTGTCACGATGTGCAGCTTAATCAAAGGTTCTGCCCGGTATTCCACACCGGGAACAATCGCATTCCACTGTATAGGGCAGAATTCCACAAATACTGCCGGACGCTCCCAGTTCTCTTCCTGCTCGATGAATTCCACGTTGTGATTCCACAGGTCTATGTGCTTGATAAGGTCAATGGCCTTCAGTTCGCTGCAAAGCAGCCGGTAAAGTTCTTTTCTCATTTTCTTATGATATTATATTCAATGGTGAAATACTCTGTTAGGTTCTCTTCTACAATCTCACGGACGGCTTTTTCCACTTCAGGCGATGTGCCGAGAAAACGGCGGCGGGGTATCTTGATGGTGCTTCCTTCTTTCTTTAAAGCCATGAACATCCAAAAATCGGCTTCTGTATCAAGCCGGGCATTTCGTTTGTCTTTCCGAAGTCTGCCGTCTTTCCTTCTCCCGAACGCCCCGGTAGCCTCATAATACTTGTGCCAGAAGAAGCGCTTCATTCGCCCTGTCACCACTATTTCACCACCATCATTATGAATGGCCGCATAAGGCAGAGAAGTAAAGAACGTGATGCTGTTTTCCGTCGTCCGGCTTCCGATACTTTTCCGAAGCGCCCCTGTATCTGTCAGTATGGCTCTGCCTTCATCCCGAATAGGACTTTTCCGTCGCTGCCATTTCTCACTGAAAAAAGCCTGCCGCTCAAAGTTCTTGTCAAACTCATCGCTCATTTCCACCTGAATATCTTTCAGTATCCGGGCCACTACTTTTTTAACGTCTTCGTTCATTCCCAATCAAAGTTAAATTTCAATTGTACCGTATCGTCCGGCAAATCATTTTTAGGGTCTGCGGACGCTTTAAGCATATTGTAGAATGTACGCTCACTAATAGCATACACAGGATATATGTACCGCCGCCATATTTCACGGTTCGGTACACCGTGACTGGCATAATGGTCATATATCCTGTTTACTTCTACTACACGCTTCTGATAACTGACTCCGTGCCGCTTTCCCATATAGGTTTAATCGTTCATAGACGGTTCTACTTTAGGTTTATAGGGACGGATGTCAAGCGTCATTTTTGCGCTTACCGTTACCCGGCCACTTCCTTCACACTGTCTGCAGACTTCCTCAACGGTTTCGCTTCGCTTCTTTCCAAAGATCCGAGAGGGATATTCTACAACTTTCTTTACTTTACCTGTACCGTAGCAAGCACGGCACAGGGCTACTTTCGGAGATTTCTCCACTTCTTGTATCATAGTTCTATTATTTATGATTCTGTCATTCCCAGAGGGATAGGTTTCCACATTCCGTTTTCGTTTTTGATTTCAGCACGGATAAACTGTTTGCTCACTTCCGGCTGGTAGGCTTCCTCAATGATACGCACACCTTCAATGAAACGGTCATCTCCGGTTTCCATGGCCACTTTGCGAAGCTGCACGATGCGTGAAGCCTTCAGCGTTCCCTTGGCATCACGGGCCAACAGACGAAGCACCATGCTCACCAGTGCCTTGGTCTTTTCATCTTTGGCCAGACCTTCGATGTATTCCTTCACAATGGCTATACCGTCTTCCACCGTGTCACGGTAACCGTCGGTCACATACACACCCAGCGTGATTCGTTTGTCGCCTTCACTGTTAGTAAAGGTATGGCTGCGCTGGTCATCCTTCACCTTGGTCTTGAAAAGGTCTGCCTTCATTTCCAGAATGGTTTTGAAGTTGTCCATCACAGTCTGCTTGCTTGCCTTGATCTGCTCACTGATGCCCAGCAGTACCGGAATGGAGTTTGCTATCTCCTCATCCACCATCTGTTTGTACATTTCGCGGTCATTCTTGGCTTTTTCCTCTGCCGCTTTCTTTGCTTTTTCTCTCTGGAAGGCTTCAAATTCCGCCTTTTCCTCTGCCGTCATTACCACGGTCGTTTGTTTCATTTCTTCCATGATTCTTGTTTTTTGGGGTTATTGGTTTTCATAATCCTGCATTTCAGGTTCGTCTTCCATCAGCATAGCCTCTCCGTTGGCGTATGCCCAGTCAGCCAGTTCACTATAAAACTCGGCTGCATCTTGCTTCTCCATATCAGAGGCAAGCAGGTTGATTTCCTTTTTCAGATTCTCTAAAATCTTTGTGTTTCTATTTTCCATATCCTATCAGTTTGCCGGAGCATCAGGGTCAATCTGAATGAGTGATACCATGCTCACGGGGTTAATCGTTTGCTTTTCTTTCCTGGGCTTCAAGCCGCCTTTCCGTTGTATGGACCGAAGCTTTACCGCCAGTTCATCCAGTTCGTCCACCGTAATCTGTCTGAACGCTTTGCCGACTATTCGGGGATTACTGCAGAAGTCATTGATTCGTGCCCAGTCGGATGTATCTATGCCCAGCTTCTGCATCAGGTTCAGACAGAGACTCCGTTTCCGCCGCAGCTCCTCACGTAGTTTCTGCCGCCATTCGTCTTGTCCGCTCAGCTTCTCCAGGGCAGTACAACAAACTTCATACTCCTTGGCCGTCATTTCCTTCAGACTGTCTGTCCGGTTCCACGTGTACTGCAGCACGATTTGTTTTTTGAATTCCTCCCGATCGCCCTGATAAGGCAGTTTGTTGAACAATGCATAGAACCGGGCGAAATTGGTTACTTCCTGTGCCATATCATCCTTTCACTTTTTTCTCCACTGAAAGAATTGCCAAACTTATCATCATAAGTTTTACAGACTGGCTGTCCTCTTCAAGCAAATCAATATCCGCAACCACAGGCTCACCGCTCATGGTGTTCCATATTTGCTCTACCTCTTCCGTCTTCTTTTGATTCATCAAAAAGAGATACGCGTCATACTCGGAACGGTCAAATTCAAATACGACCTGAACTTTCTGTTTTTCTTCCATATATTCACTATTAAAAGGTTATTCAAACAATACTTTAATGCCACACGAACTGGCCACATCAAGCTCCAGCTTAGCTCCTTTACTCAATTCCCATCCTTGTAGCATATAGATAAAATTACAATCCAGTAACAGACGGATGTCCGCCCGCATGTGCTCTCTCCAGTGCGCTTCATCCGGCAGTCCGTTTTTGAATGGATTCACCGGAACGAACCCCATAGCACGCAATCTGTTTTCAGCATCGAGGAACGCACCTTTGCGCTCATCGATATTGTAGTGGGCTATTGCACCACTGATGTAAACTTTGTCTTTTTCCATATCACTTCTTTTTGATGTTGACTTTACAACTTGGATTCCATATCAGCACATTACGTGCAAACAAGACATCACCCGTTTCTATTACGACATGACCGGGCGTTTTCGCTCTTCTCACTTTCAGGTCACTTTGAATGTTTCGCTCCAGCCAGTCATCCAATACTGCCCGGCTGGAATTTCCGTCCAGCAGGATCTGGAACTCTTCCGTTCCGGTGTAGCTTTCAAAAGCCTTTTCGTTATTATCCATAATCACTTTGGTAAATTATTACTTGTTTGAATGATTCCGTCTTCCCATACCACATAATAGCTTCCCGGGTCTCCAATGGCGCGTCCTTGACAATAAGCTTTATAACCGACCACCCGAATCTTCATATCACAGATATATTTCAATCTTACTGCACCGCCACCCATCGGCTGGCTTTTCTTTTCCTGGCTGATCCAGATGAAACATTTCTTCGGAAAGGTTTCCATCAGTTCCACAGCCTGCGGATAATCCCATCCGGCCACCTGAAAGGAATCGATGATGATAAACTTCGGGCTTTTCGGTTTTTTCAGTCTGGCAATCACTTCCTCCAGACTGCCTTCTGTCACCACACGAAATTTACCCTGCACCTCATTCATCTTCAGATAACCCATACGCCGTTGGAAGCTTTGGTTGATTTTCTCTTCGTAACTCATGTACAGCACCGTCCCATAGTTGCACAGTTCCTTTCCAAGTTGCATCACAAAGCTGCTTTTCCCACTGGCACTGGCACCGCTGATGAACCACGAAGCGTTCTCTGCCGGGAACCCGAAAGGTTTGCTCCATTTCTCATCCCACGGCAGAGTAACCCATTTCTTGGCGGCTATTTCCTTCGGACTGTACGCACGCTTCATTATTCCGCTGTCATTTTAAGTTTCTCAATCTCGGTATAGACTCTTCTCAAACCACCGCATGTCTTCCGTACAATCTGGGCTATATCAGCCCCCGCAGGAGCATTTACCTTGGCTACAATACGTGCCTGGTTGTTCAAGAACTGTTCGCGCTCCTTTCCATCATCCGGAGTCACCTTGCTGTACCGGTCACCATAACGGCTCAACATTTCGGTATAGCCCACCTTCTTACATTCTATGGACCGGTTGATTTTCTCTTTCAATCCGTCTGCCCCCATCATATACCAGGCGCAGCAGCGCTCAGTGGCATTCCATAAGGCCTTCAGTTCCAGGAAAGCTTCATACTGCAGGTCGCCTGCTTCATCGAGGATGATAAGCGGGGTTTCCATCGAACGGAGGTAATATACCAGGTCTTCATACACATCAGAATACTTCCCCTTGCTGTCCACACCAAACTCTGCAGCAATCTTGCGTACCAACTTCAATTTTGTCTTTACCTGCGAGCAGTCGATATAAACGGCATTCTTGTGGCTTTGCACATAATAACGTGCCGTGAAAGTCTTGCCGATATTGGGCATGTCGCACAAGATGCCCGACAGACTGGACTGCTGTGAGAACTCCAGCTGGGCAGTTATATATTCAAAGGTCGGGGTCTTGGCTGCTTTCCATTCCATTTCACCACGGAGGTTCACCCCTAATTTGCGGGCAATGCTTATCCAGTTGGCATCGCTCAGGGCTTTGTCTGTCTGTCCGTTCTTGATTGCACTGTACACAGATGTACTGATGGCTAAAGAGGCAGCATGCTTGGCATCACTGGGATAGTTCGCACGGTTGGCGGCTATCGCTGCTAAAATCTTCTGTTTTTGCGCTTCTGTAATCATAATTCTAACGCTGTTTTAATGTTGTTCTAATTCTATTCTTACATGTCACTGATGGCCCTCATTGCCTCGCTTATTCCGGAGTGCCATTCATAATCTGATTCCGGATCTGCCGACAATTCGGCTGGCAAATCATCGGATAGTTCCACCGGGGGAAGTTCCAGTTCCTCTTCCGGGTCATCCGTTGGCTGATCCGGTGTACCGGTTCCCACCTTTCCGATGGCGTGGTCATTGAGGTATTTGCTGAAATGACTCAGAACTTTGTTTTGCTCTGTATAGGCTACCCGGTCTTCTTCGGTCTGTTCTGCCATCACCCGGTTGTAAGTCACTACCGGACGAACCTTGTCAAGGTAGCGGTCGTTCTGGTACAGGAAGACATCCGTAGGCTTGCCCTCTTCATCCGGCAGATAGTAAGCCGTCACCTTGCGGTTGTTTGGTTCCAGCTGCTCCAGCACTTCCGGACCGCTCAGCCACCAGTCCGCATTTGCCACACGTACTGTGGAATTTCTACGAATACTGGTATCTACCTTTTCTCCGATATATCTGCTCAAGGTCAGTTTATCAAGCGGTCGAAGGGTCGGATTGATTTTGGCTACGAGCACATCCCAACGGGTCATTCCGGGATATTTCTTTTGATTGGGGTGAAGCGTATTGTTCCATTCTTCACAATCGCGCCGGTCGTCCGCCACAAGCTCTTCAAACGTATAATACTTTCTGTCTTCCCAGGTGTGGTTGCTGCTGTCACTCACTTTCTTCTGGTCCACCCGCCGTGCACCTTTGTTATGCCAGCGGCCAATGGCTTCATGGTTCTTATGTGCTATGGTTGTCTTGAACGCACCGTTCAGAGCTTCAGCATATTTCTCCTGTGAGTTCTGTGGGGCACAGAAATGCACAAACTTAAATACCTCACCTGCCTTCAGGAATCCTTCTTTATACTTGCTCATCAAGTGCTGCTCCACCTCAATACCGGCTGGAATACCCCATCCGTTGCGTTCGATGAGCCGGAACATATCACGAAAACAGTCCACTACCAAGGCATCATCCTTATCCCGCCCGTAGGCCAGCCCGATACGGCACTGGCTCACCACATCATAAGCATAATAGGCATGCACATACTCGCCGCCTTTCATCCGACGCGGCAAATCCACGTCATCCATCGTTATTTGTGACAGGGAGAACTTACCACCATGGCGGTGCATGTGCGGCATTTGCTCATGATAGAATTCCATACGTCCACGCAAGGCTTTTTCTATCAGCAGCTGGCTTGCCGGGTTGTTCAGTATGTTCCGGATAGTGCTTTCGCTCAGTTCTTTCGGTTCCCCGTTCTTATCCGTAAAGTTTTCCGGATTGAATATCTCTCCTGTTTCCAGATCCCATACTTCCAGTTCACCGCATACAAACGACAGATACATTTCATGCACATCACTGCCGTATGGTTGGTTGGGAAGTACTTTCAAACTCATCACCAGGCGTTCGTCCATGTGAGTTACCTTCCGTTTGTTCTGGTTGCCGAATTTTCCGGTTATCAAACATTCATAACCGTATTGCTTATATTCGTTCA